GTTGATTTACCCACACCTGGCGCTGCTGCGAACATCGAAACTTCGGAACGACGGACAATGATTTTGTTGGAATCGAACGCCTTAAAGCAGGAAGGTAAAGGTTCCCCTCCGATACTGGCACGACCAACTGAGCGGACAAGTGTACGCATCCTGGTTCCTTTCTATCTTTAAAGAAGAGTCGCAACCAAAATGCAACTGGTGTAATTCGGCTACGACTCTTCCTCATTATTTAATTATTAGTTCACTGGTTTGCATTGGTCAGGTGTACCCTGTGGTGAAGGACACGCCCAGAATGCATAAGGCTTTCCGCTTGCTTTACTGATTCCTTCTCGCCATATACGGGGTCCGTGCTTGCACACTGGCGACGCTGTACCTGACGCTGGCGATACCTGGGTTGGAGGCGAGGATACTAAGGGCTTTGTGCCGATAGTGGAACTCGTGGTCGATAAAGGGGCTAATGTGTAAGCACCTACTACCTTCTGTTGCACAGATGAAATCTGTGTTGAGTAATCGCCAATGCCTTCTAACAGCACAGACAATTCATCAGCCGTGTTTGCACGGATGTTTATCATATCACCTGTTGGTGTCTTGTAGGAAACTTGTAGTTTCCAGTCTTCATTTGCCATGTTTCTCATTTCTTAGAAGAGAACTGACAATACTCTGTCAGTCCACATCTATTGCAGTTGTTTGTATTTGGTATAAAAATTCCAGCCTTGCGTGCTTTGTCAAATCCACTAACAAGATACTCTAACTTCTCATCTGTGTATCCAGTTAAATCTATGAGTGGAGTAGTTCCTTCTTGTCTTGCCATCCAGTAGGCTCCGTACTTAACATCTACCCCTAGAACCTGTTTAAGTCCTAGGCGGTAGAAGCCAAGTTGTAGCGTGCTGAAAGGGGTTTGCTGTGAAGTCTTTAGGTCAACCACGACTAATTCACCATCAACTTCAAAGACTCTGTCGATAACCATTTTAACAGGTATACCAGCAAAGGTAGGTGTCAAACCCAATTCAACGGCAGGTGCGCCTTCTGGTGTGTGCCAGATTTTCCAGTTGTGATTAGCAATACGCCAATCAATGTATGCCTGAACCCATTCAGGTCCAGTCTTTTGCCAAAAATCTACGTTCTCTTTATTAGGGAATGCTTTGGTAGCACGGCCACCAACCCTAGCGAAGGTTAAATCTTTACCATCTGATTCCTTTGCCCATGCTTTGTCCCAGTAGTTCTGTGCTAGTAACATTATAGGTTCTCCAAATCCCAAGCCTCAGTTGCTGAGTGAAAGGCGGAGCCACCCACAGACCACACCGAAGGTTCTTCGGGTAGGTTAAGTAATCGACCTAGATAATACTGATATCCACAGTCGATGAATGTTGTAAACGCTGAGTATGATATATGCTCAGGTAGTGTGTATCCTTGCAGTTCTATTGCCATAAGTGTATTATATACCATTCAGGTAAATTTGTCAACTATAAATTATCCTTGACATAAATCTTTATTAGGTGTATAATATATTATATAAGATAACATATATATAAGACCCCTTCGGGGTCTATTATATTATATATATAATATATACAATAGGATATAATGAGCAAACTATCTGACTTTGATTTGGACTTATCGGTAGGACAGGCTGGTGAAAAACTGGTCGAAGGGTTACTGACTGGTAACAAAACAATAGAAGTCAAGACTGATTTAAAGTGGAAGAACACAAACAACATCTATATAGAAACCGAGTGTTGGTCTCACAATAACCAGTCTTGGTATGCCTCAGGCTTATCTGCTACAAAGGCTGAGTACTGGGCGTTTGTACTTGAAGGTGTGGTACTTATTGTACCAACCAAGGTACTACGCAAAGCAGTCGAGTTGTACGGGGAAGAGATAACCTGTGACATAGAACCAAACCCAAGCAAAGGATATCTTGTACAACCAGGATATGTGCTCTGGGTCACAAAAGAGTTGGCTAAGTAGCAAGGGGAAGGCTACCTAGAAAACACAAAAGACCCCCCTTCCAAAGGTAATCACCTAAGGTTGGGGGGTTTCGTGTCTCTAAAGGGCGTTTAAAGCCCGATTAGGGGTATATAATTAGTTGCTTCCGCGCCCGAATTCTGTGGCAGATGGGTCTAACCACTTAAGAACTGGTCCTGCAAGACCTGCTAATGCTGCTGCACCTAATTGCTTAGGGTCAGTAATTCCACTCAGATACAGTGCGACTACCGCCGCTGCTGCTGCTCGGAACCAAGTTAGTACTACTTGCTTGAACTGTGGGTTCATTTATTGCTCCTTTATTTTGTCTTGCTATGCACCTTGCAACAGGTACAAATCAGGGGTTTTGCTATTGGGTAAGCCTTCTTTGCTGGTACTGGTGTAATAGATGCAACCAGTGCTGACAAAGGATTAGGTTGATTCATCCACCAGAACCAAGGGCTAGTGTCATTAGACTTATTAGCATTGATAGAAATATGAAGATGTTTAGTATGAGGGTTGCTGCCAGTATAAATACGATTGCCAGACTTAGCCTTATCACGGGACCATATTTTTTTATTGAAGATAAGATAGGAAACCCTTTCGTCTTCTTTTAATTTCTCAAATATCTCGGCGCAGTCTATACCATTCTTTGGGTCATGGGTGAGGTCTACTGCTAGCCCAGTATTGTGGTCCGAAGTTGGACTCGCTTTGAGGTGAGCAGCAGATGGTAGAAGACCATCGCTTGCTTTCTTCCTCATTGGTCTTAACGCCGTCGCTTGGCGCAGCACAGCAATTGCAGCAGGCGTGGCTTTCTTGACAACAGTTTTCATTCTTTACCTTTTCCTTATCCATACTTGCCATCCCTTACGGATTATATCAATATCATCTTTATGTTTATTCAGCCAGGCATCTATTGCTGGCTTAGGGTTTTTATCTGTACCATCTGGGTGGTCCCACTCATAGTCATCGAATGCCATGATACCCCCTGGCTTTAGTAAATCCCAGGATAAGTCAGCATCTAATGTTACTGATTCAGGTAGATGGTCACCATCAATATAGATAAAATCAAACTTAAGTTCTCTATGGTTCTTTAACCAGTCACCACTAAATGCTTTATGTGCTTGAACCTTCTTGCCATATGGGGCAGTCTGTTCCTTGTAGGCTTCCTGTATATCATCCCAGTTATAGATTGATTCATGCTGTAGGTTACCGCACCAAGGGTCTATGTCTACTAGCAATGATGATGGGTCAGTAAGTATATTCTTTAGTAGCCAAGCAGAAGCATTGCCAGTAAAGACACCTATCTGTAAGAATTTAAGATTCTTCTTACCCTTAAACTCTGCTAGTCCTGATTCAAAGTCTTCGACTGTAGCATTGTCATAGAACCATTTGGGAAATTTGTCCGCTTTTGTCCCCATTGTCTTTATCTTCCTATTAGTTGCTTAACAAGGTCGGTAAGTAATTCTACCTTCTCATCCAATTGATTGACCTTATCTTTTAAACTTGACCCTCCATTGGGTTTAAGTTCATTAAGATAATGTTTAACCATCCATCTAATAGATGTTGCTAGTGCTCCTATTAAAGTGGTTACGGCTACGGCTAGTCCAGCCCAATCAGTTGGTGTCATCATGATTCCCTATACGGTTCTAATGGTTATCTCAAGGATACCACCAAAGCCGCTGAAGCCTCTGTCTGGTGGTGTTCCACGAGTAAACGATACTTGTTCAATTACAATCTGGCGAGATTCACCAGTCGTGAAGTCTTGTAGCGTAACTACGTCTCCACTCTTTTCTATATTTTCAAGTGCTTGAATTCTAGCAAATGCTCTTCCTTCGTATCCAACTTGAACATTGTATCTATCTGTTTCGACATCAAAACAATACAGTGGGAACTGCATGATTTGTTGACGAGGCGTAGCGATAGTAGCCTTAGCCTGGTATCCTTTAAATGTAGGACCCAAAGATGTAGTCGTAGCATCTCGTCCAAAGATGAACTTGTATGCTACATATTCTTGCGCTGTCTCAGGTTGAGATGTCGTTACCTCAACTGCTGGGACTGAGGAACTGTAGGTAATAATATCATATTCAGTATTGTTTCTATCTATGACATCTAGGGTAAGGCTGCCATAGGTAAAGTCTCCACGACCAAGTAGACGCTTAAAGTTCTTTGGCTCTAGTGTTCCATATCGTATAAACCCAGTAGTTAGATATCCAGTAGGGCGAAGTGTAGATTCAGATTCTATATTGATAGAACCCACCTTGTTAACTAATGCCAGGCTAGATGATACTGCTGTAGATGTTACGTTAGAAGCAGTCTTAGCATAGGTAAATGTAGTTGTAGTAGGTACAGTAGCAACTGTATATTTACCATTAAAGGTAGCGTCAACACCCTCTACCCATACTTCATCGCCTACGGCAAGGCCATGTGCTGCGGATGTAGTAAGTGTAGCCACATTGCTAGTCAATGCTTTGTTAGTAATTGTACCAGCATTAACTGCTGTTGTGCAGAACACAAGTCTATTTAAATCGCCAGCAAAGGCACATGATGTAGTTCCATATCCAGTTATATCGTCAACATACAAATCATTTGCGTATGCAAACCGTAATGTTTCTATTTCATTTCCTAGGTCAATACGGATAACACCAGGATTTCCAGCGACGCCAGTAGCGCACCAGACGAATTTGTCTCGTGCGGCAAAGTCATAACACGGCTGAGTAGTCTCTACAATTAGTGGACCATAGTTGATGGAGCCGTCAGTATCTGAGACAACTGCCGCACGGATTCCCTTATTTGTCCCAATCATCATATATCCAAGATAGTAATATATCTTGTGGATGATTTCTCCCACAGGCATCTCGGCTGATATGACAGCGGATGTAAGTGTAGGCATCGTGCCAGATGTACTTAATGTAAATTTAAAAATAAATGATTGAATACCACTATAGGCAGCAACATAGATGGATGAACCAGATGATGATATTGAAGAAAAGACTATATCAGAATCGCCATGTGTATATAAGGCTGCAGGTAAAGACGACGCAGTTACTGGGAATTCATAAATCTTATTATTAATAGCCATGACAATGCGGTCTTTAACGTATTCCATTGTACCTTTAGATACTACAATAGAACTGTCTTTGAATAATAGGGTTGCTGATGTAGATGAATCACCAGTCAAAGGCTTCTTGTATACAGCAGTCTTGTCAACGCCTGAATCAAGGATGCGTGTTACCCAGTAAGCATTAACGCCATCATCGCAGATAGCAAACACAGGGTAGTCAGTACCTGCTGCGTTATCTATGAAGTGGGTATCTGTTCCGTCTACCGCAATCTTGTCAACATCATACTCATCGTGTAGTAGTACGCCATTAGTACCACCCCACTGAATAGAACGTAGTTGCTGGAATGGGCGCTTATTAGATTCAATATCACCAGTTGTATAGTGAGTAGTTGATGTAGACTTAAGCATTGTTACTTGCCCTTTAGTCCAAACATCTACGCCTTTACTATCAGTAAACCTGTGTGCTACTGTTTCACCAGCAGATGGGTCATAGAACTTGATACCTGCTCCACCATGAAAGGAAGACTGAGAACGAATCCACCAGCCAGTAAGTGATTGCTCACCTGGTTCTGAGCCGTTATCAAATTGGTCCTTACGGAATGGTGCTGTCTGTCGACGGTAAGGTCGAGCATCTGATATAGCATAGAAAAATGGCAGGCCACCAACAGCAACATCATATGCCTCTGCAGTATTCTGCCATGTAGCAGAAGACGATACAATACCTAAGTCAACCGCAATCGCTCTACTAGAACGACCTTCGGTAATATCACGACCAGCCACGTTACTCCTTAATTACTCGATTGGTTCTTTGAGTTCCAATATAAAGCGTATAAATCCATATCCCATGCAGTTGTCTTCATGTGCTTTGCTACAGCGCCCGTATGTGCATACAGTGGGATTTCTGCTGCAGAACACTTGCGGAAAAATGATATATCTTCGCCAATGAATTCATCGCCAACACTATTATCTTCGGCAAACATGAAGTGCTTGTCTCCATACATAGCACGGAGTTTTTCTACTACGCTCTTATGTATAAGTACTAATCCCATACCTGCGCAGTCAATTTTAATTATAGAATCTTTAGGTAGTGGGTGATGATACTTGACTGTGTGTTTATCTACGTTGTCAAATATTACTGGCATTGGTACAGGTAAGGAACCATCTGAATCTTTAGCAATAAAGTAGATTCCAGATACCATAGGTTTATCTTTGGAGTCTGCAGTATCGTATAGTTTATTCCAGATATCTGCAGTTAGCACTACATCTGAATCAACCCACAATAGCCAGTCTGTCTTAATAGTATCATACCAAGTATCCAGTAAGGTCTGCCGTTGTCTTGCAATTTGGTTACCCTTGACCCTAATACTGTTATTTATCATCTTGCCGCTAGCAATACCGAACAACATTGCTGACATTAAACCTTCGGTAAATGCTCCATCGGTTGTGCCATTATCACACCAACCAATAGATACTGTTTCATTCTTCTTAATCATATAGTCCCCTTATGTTTAATTGGATGAGCAGTTTAAACACATGCTCAGGTATTTTATATTATTCGATAACTTGTTGTATTGGTTGTGGAATTTGTATCCACTCTTTATTATCCTCTGACCAACGCCAAACAAAACCTTCTACCGTATCAGGCGCAGGGATTGGTGGGACCCATTGGAAAGTTTGGTAATCTAATTTCCAACTAGGGTATGGTCTTGGCGGTCTAAAAGCATCCCAATCAGGGTCATACTCATAACCTATTCCTGCATAATTTTTGCGTATAGGTGTCCCACCAGCGACATTAACTCCCGCCTTGGTGTTGTATGAAGTTTGTATCCAAGTACCACCTAATCCTAAATCGTTAGCAAGATACTCTTGCCCACGATTTTCTTGTTCATCTGGTACGACAAGAACTTCTTTAACAATGTTGTTTTCTATTCTAGCAAAGTGAGCCATTAGTTACTCTCCTTAGTATGTAATTGAGCCTGATGCGTTAAATGTATAAATGTGGTCAGAACCTGATGTAGTGTAAGTTGGTGAACCAGTAGTAGATGCTGCCTGTACAGGAGAGCGAAGGATAACTACACCTGAACCACCATTACCACCAGCACTAATTCTAAAAGCACCACCGCCACCATTTCCAGTATTAGCGCCACCAGCAGCCGCTGTTCCTGATGCTGCGCCATCATTACCAGTTCCACCAGCAGCCCTAGTTACAGATGAACCAGTAATTGATGATGCAACTCCATTACCACCTGCTACTGGATGACTACTTGCAGTTGTTGATGCATTAGAGCCAGCACTTCCAGCACCGCCACCGCCACCACCATCAACCCATGATGAGTTAGAGCCAGTTCCACCATCATAACCTTGACCAGTAGTACCAGCACCGCCACTCCAAATTGTTGTTTGAGAAGCACCCGAAGCGCCACCTGAGCCACCTGCACCACCTAAACCTTCGCCACTTGAAGGTTCTCCACCAGCACCGCCACGACCACCGCCAGTAGATGTGATAGTTGTAAGTCCGCTACCTGAAATTGATGAGTTACTTCCTTGGTTTCCGGGGCTACCATCACCACCAGTACCTGATGTACTTGCTGGACCACCATTACCGCCGCCACCAACGGTAATTGTGTATGTTGTTCCGGCATTTATGGAAATCTTAGACTCAGCAGATGCACCCCTTCCCGAAGTGCCATAAGAAGTTCTATAACCACCAGCACCACCACCGCCACCGCCGTATGAGTCCATGCCACCACCGCCACCGCCACCGCCAGCGATAACTAGAAAGTCAACAGTAACAGGTATGGTTACTGAATTTGTAGCGGTAGAGTCGGCACAAGTTCCATTAGCGTTTGTTGCTTTAACCTTAAATGTATAAGCAGAACCTGCGGTTAAGCCAGTAAATGTATGTGATGTAGAACTTGTTGTTGATGCTGTTTGAGATGTTTGTGCAGTTGTGCCATTAAGAAATGGAGTAATAGTAATAGAAGTAAGATTTTTACCACCATTATTTCCATTAGTCCAAGTAACAGTTACATCATTAGTACCAGCACTTGTTGAAGCAGTACCAATAGTTCTTACTTCGGGCAATGTTGTTGGGGTTACTGCTGATGCATTTGCACTATTAACAGTAGTTCCAAAATTATTTTGAGCATTACCATAAACTGTATAAGAAGTTCCTGGGGTTAAACCAGTAAGAGTTACTGTCGTGGATGAACTTGATGCACTATGACTGCCAGCAGTTGTAAAAACATTGTATTGAGATGGAGTTCCACCACCAGTACCCGCTTGTAAAACTACTGCAAGTTTTCCAGCAGTAGATGAATAAGCATCACCAGTAGATGCATCTGTTACAGAAACAATTTGCGGAGTAGATGGGGGTGCAGATACTGCAACCCATTGTGTTCCATTGTAAATTTCAAGAATTTCTAGTTGACCATTGTAATAGGTATCACCAATGATGGGACTAGATGGGCGACCAGCAGTATTACCTGATGGTATGCCAAGTTTTTGAGGGTATTGTTGGAAGGTCATTAGTTAATCTCCACTCCACTGATGTGAAAATTTACGGCAGTAGTTGACGCAAAACCAGTAATAGTCTTTGCTGGATTAGCAGCAGGTATGACCTGCTTCATGTCAAAACCAACCACAGAGTTAGCAGGGATTGATACTGTAGGTACAATCACTACGCCGTCAAGAGCGACGGTTGCAGACGAAGCACTGGTTGCAGTGTTAGCCAACACAATGTTGGTGACAACTGCAGTAGTAGTTGTATTCGGTGCAGTATAGAGAGTTGTACTAGAAGTTGCCGCTGCTGTTCTAGCAAGGGCCTTAGTTGTTGTAGCCATTAGTTACTACCTTTCTTAGTACGCACCCATGATGTTCATGAGTGTTATATCTACTTCTTGCGAATTAGAATCTAGGGATGTGTATGCATTTGATACAAGTTTAGTTAGACCTTCAATAGTCGTAATTGTTGATGCTGATGGTATAAGTGTTGAACCAAGTGTTGGTGCAGTGTAGACGCTTGAAGAAGCAATTTGCACCCATGCAGAGCCAGACCAAACATACATTGCATTAGCAGTTGAGTTCCAATATATAGCACCAGTTAATAGTGTATTTCCATCGTTATCTAATGTTGGAGCAGATGACTTAGAACCTAAGTATCTATCATCAAAATTATCGTAAGTTGTTGCCGCACTAGTAGCAGAAGTTTCTGCACTGGTGGCTGAAGTAGCAGCAGATGCTGCACTTGTTGATGCTGCCGTTGCAGAGGCTGCAGCCGATGTAGCACTAGTTGCTGCTGCTGTAGCCGATGTTGCTGCTGATGCTGCAGATGTGGCTGCTGCTGATGCACTCGATGCAGATGCTGTAGCAGATGTTGCTGAAGCAGTTGCAGATGTGGCAGAGGCAGTAGCACTTGTTGCAGAAGATGTAGCAGAAGTAGCAGCAGAAGATGCTGATGTAGATGCAGAAGCAGCGCTTGTTGCTGCAGCGCTAACACTGGCAGCCATTGTGCTTGCTGAGGTTGCTGCACTAGATGCAGAAGTTGCAGCACTAGAAGCAGAGGTTGCTGCTGAGTTAGCAGAAGTCAAAGCGTCGGATGCGTAAGTTGCAATAGATGCTACGGATGCTGCTGCACTGGTTGCTGAGGCCGCTGCGCTAGTCGCTGAAGTTGCTGCCGCAGTTGCACTAGTAGCAGCGGAAGTAGCGGAAGTAGCCGCACTAGTTGCGCTGGTAGAGGCACTGCTTGCTGATGTAGCGGCAGCGGCTGCAGAGGTAGCAGAGGCTGTTGCGCTAGTAGCGGATGCTGTTGCTGATGTAGCAGAACTTGTGGCAGAAGTAGCAGCGCTTGATGCACTGGTAGCAGCACTAGATGCTGATGTTGCAGCGCTTGCTGCTGATGTACTTGCTGCTGTTGCTGAGCCAAGAATTGAGTCTACATAATCTTTAGGAGCAGCAGATGAGGCTACCATTCCTGCAGATGAAAGACCAGTAATAACTGGAGTTCCAGATATAGTAGGACTTGTTAATGTTTTATTTGTAAGAGTTTGTGTAGCATCAAGAATTGTTACTGTTCCAGAAGTATTAGGGAAAGTGATTGTTCTATCTGCGGTTGGGTCTACAACAGTAAGGGTTGTCTCAAAAGCATCATCTGTAGAACCTTCAAATGTAATGCTTGTAGCAACTCCAGGTGTTCCTGTAATAGTTGGAGAAACTAAAGTTTTGTTAGATAGAGTTTGGGTATCAGTAGTTCCCACTACGGAACTTGTTGATGCAATTCCATGAACTCCACTAGATGATTCAATATGTGTGTTTGCTTCACGAAGGTCACGGCCAACAACCATATGGCGAACAGTTGCACCAGCAGAGTGGGCAGAGCCAGTTCCATCGTTTTCAACACCACGAGTAATTGTAAGTGTATTACCAGCAACCGCCGTAATATCTACAATTTCTTCAAGAGCGGTATCTGGGTCGATTACTACTGTAAATGTTTCTCCAGAAGATACGGTGATACCACCTAGAAGTTGTGTTGCTGATACAACAGTTGCTGATGTACCAGATGAGGTTAGTGAACCTGAAAGTGTCGTTTGTTGAGAACGAGAGGAGTATTTGCGTGTTGTCATTTAGTTCCCTATCGGCTGTAGTGGACGCGGATTGGATATTGATTTTGCTGGCGTGACGTTTCTTCTTTCAAGCGTTGTGTATACAAAGCATACAGTTGCTTGGTAGCAGTATTCGACGCACCAAATGGACGCTTGCTATCTGTCTCGTCTGCTTGTGGGCTGATTTGAGCAGCACGAGCAGGGTCTAGATATGTTAGCAAACGATATGCGGCCCCAAGGACTATGACATCCTTACATGATTCTGGTAAACCAGTTTGTGTAGCAAAGTCTTGTGAGTTAGAAGTAAAGGCTTCTGCATCTGTAGCATAGATTACTTTAACTGTTCTTCCAGGTGTAATATAATCACCAATAGTAATTGTTTGTGCATTAGCATCAAACGCTGTAGTATCCGCTTTAGAATCCCAAGACCATCTACGAACTGGAATCCACTCCTCAGACGGACCAACTGATTGCCACATGATACTCAAAACATTTGAAATGACATATCCGTCATAAATATTATAGGTAGTAACTGGTGCTTCATAAGTAAATGTCATACTCTTAACAGCAAACATGGAAGAGCCAGTAGAACGAATTGTATCGTTAATTGCCTTCTTAATGGAGTTACGTGGGAATACTGGAGAGATAGTTACTTTAGAATCAGCGGAATGGGTAGAAGCAGTTGTACCTAAGTATCCTCTACCGTAAGGAGATATAGTTGCAGTATTTGAAACACGGTCAAATGTATCAACCCACATTAGTTCTTCGCCAATTTCTACGATACCTTTACCAAGGTTTTCGGAAGAACCAAGGCTAAGAATTGTTGGAGAGTTTGATGTAGATACAGTAGATGTTACAGCGGTTCTAAGGTATGTGCTTCGTTCCTGTTGATAGGTATAACCAGCAAGGTTAATTAAAACTTCATCGATAAGGTTAGATAGTGTAGTTGTCATTAGGCGTTTATGCTCCGTAATGCAGCAGGTGCTGCTAGTCCAGTTGTTCCAGCAAGTTCATTACAGATACCATCAATGTCTTTAAACTTATCTCTAGTTCTTCCTGCTTCTGCTTTGATATTAAGAGCACCAACGGTTGCAAGTCCAGTAGTGCTAGCATAGGCGTTAGCAGCGCCCTGCTCATCTAATCCTGTTGTGCCAGCAAGACGGTTAAGTTCTGCTGCTAGGCTACTACCTGCTTTACCAAGTGCCATTTTTTATCCTATCTAGGTGTAATGATTTTCTTATCAGGGGTGATAAGTTTTGATTTAGCCTCTTGTTTAGGCTGACCAAAGAATGCTTTGTAATAATGTTCATCGAATGAGAACCGCTTCATATGTGGTGCAGTTGCTCCTGTATGGCAATATAGTGGAACCTCAGCCTTATCACATAGGGCGAAGAAGAATATATCTTCACCTATGAACTTAGAACCCCTACCCATTTCCATGAAGAGTTGTCCTTCAGGTGATACTTCTCGTACCTTGGGAACTATACTGCGATGCATTAGAATGAATCCCATTCCTGCTGCATCTACCTTGATTAGTTCATTAACTGGTAGTGGGTGTACCCTGGATAATCCAAAGCCACCTTCTCCATCATTAACGAAACTGAATACTGTAGGCATAGGAATCATCAAAGGTTCCTCTGGGTTATCTGTAGTAAAGTATACTCCAGTAATAATAGGACGTTTCTCAGCATCTCTATTATCCCACAACAGTTTAAATTTTTCTGGACTAATTACTACATCTGAGTCTACCCATAGTAGCCATTCATAATCAGTCTTATCATACCAGTAATCAATTACTGTTTGTCTTTGTCTAGCAATCTGATTGCCTTGACTTCTTAATGTAGAACCAAACTCTACGCCAGACTTTAGCATTACATCTGCTACGCCCTGCATAAACTTGCCATCTACCATTCCATTATCGCACCATACTAGTGCAATAGAATCTTTTTTACTCATAGTCCCCTATGTCCCTATCTGTACTTTGCTGCTTTTTTGGCTATTGATTTAGGTTGCTTAACAAACTGCTTACCCTTGGCATTACCTGCAGCCTTGGCTTTATTAGTTGCGGCTTTTTCGGCAGGGCTTAATGCTGCCCATGCTTTCTCGGGTAAATATCTTTTCTTACCTTTAGATGGCTTGCCATCAGATGTTGTCCACTTTTGCTTAGTCCAGTCTTTTAAAGACTTTTGAGATTTGGCTAGTGCCATTATCTATAACCTCCGCCAGCCTTCTTATATTGAACAGCAAGTAGTTGCGCTTTACGGGCTGACCATTCTCCTGGGTCTCCACCTTTGGAGCCAGCCTTAATCTTCTTGAATAACTTAGCCCTCATCTCAGGCTTGGTATAATTACCAGCAGCGTTGACTTTAGACTTAGTTTTTTTCTTGGCTACCATTTTACTTTATCTGCCCAATATGCTGCAGACATTTTGCCTTTAGCAATATTCTTTCTATGACGTGCCTTAAAAGATTTCTGTCTTGCTGTAGGTTGTCTATCTCCAGTAACACCCTGCTGACCAAATCGGATTGTCTTTACTTGACTTCCTTCTTTGGCTACAACTACGTGTGATTTAGTAGGATGCTTAGGAGTACGCTTTGGTTTATTAAAACCAGACACTCCTGCTCTAGCGAGCCTTGGGTCCCTTTTGCTTTCCATATTCCCCATACTTTCCTAAGATTGACCTAATGGTTCCGTTTTTATTTAACCGAACCACTAGACCATCTTTAATTTGAACTGGATTAAAACCATCGTGGCGCTTGTAACTACCACTAGATGACATTATTTCTTCCTTGACTTGCCAGCCTGAGATAGAGCAATAGCAATTGCTTGCTTCTTAGACTTTACTTTTTTCTTAGACTTGCCAACATTAAGTTCGCCAGCCTTGAACTCTTTCATTACTTTAGAGATTTTCTTTTGTGCTGCAGCCTTTTTCATTTCTTTTTTATCTGCTTTCCAGTCTTGTCATCATAACGACGACCTTGGATAAGAGCACCAAGCATTTGACCTAACTGTGCATCTTCAATCTTGCGAGCAGCGTTTGCCTGCGCTCTATAGTATTCGCGTCCCTTTCCACTTTGAGCCATTTCGTTTGGTGGATAGGTGCTACCTTTGTAAGAATTTTCTGAAGTCTTTTTCCTAGCCTTATTAAATTGCTTGGCTTCCTTCATAACATTTTCTAGATAACTGGCCATTTACTTCTTCTTGCCCATTTTCTTCATGGTCATCTTCTTCATGCCCATCTTCATTTCCATTTTCTTTTCAGCCTTAGATTCCATCTTCTCACCCTTAGCATAAGCCTTAGCAGCCTTCTTGCCCTTGGCGGTATATGGGAACTTCTTGTTTCCTACTTTTGGCATTAGATTTGTCCTATCTCTTTCATTACGGCTGCGGCTTTTGGTGTTATGTCTTTCGTCTTAGGCATAGTGTCCGCATTATACGCTTTGCCTAAAATCTCTGATGCTGTGTATGCATCTTCTACGTGACGTCTACTAGTTCCTGCTGGTTGTATACCTTGCGCTCTTGCATCTCGATAAGCCTGTAACTCAGAGTTCCATTTCTTATCAGGTATATCTCTTTTAGCATCTCCTGCATTAACTTGTAGACTCATTACTTTACATCCGAAACATCCTTCAACTTCTGTCGGATGGTCTTGCCAGTGATATGCCATACTCGTCCCTTACACTGCTGTGAAATTAGCCTCAGTTATTCCCAAGCCAGATGATATTAATGCAGCCTTAGTAGTATCATCTACTATATGTTCATGGCCGCCAATATAGAATTCATCATAACTTGCAATATCTTCATCTAGTGGAAATCTTACCTTAGAATAGGTAGCACCACTCTTGGCAATACTAACACCTTTGTTAAGTTTATAGAAGTAAAACAGTCTATGCTTACCGATAGGTGCTTCTTGTACAACTGGTGTTGTAAATGTATAGTCTGCCATTATTCTCCTTATAGTGGATTTACTATAAGGCAGGGAGATTGCTCCCCCTGCCCTATCGTCAATCAACTAAGCGATTGATGAACCTGATTCGATTCGGTATAGTGCCTCTTCGCGGTAGCGAGCAAAGCCTAGTACGCCGTACCAACCCATTGGGCGGTGACGCATCAAGCGGTCAACTACTGGTCCGATAACTACATGTGGCTCTTCTGCCACTGCCTCAGCAAGTGCTTGCTGTCCGCAGATGATTGTGCGGTACACCTTTGCAGATGAAGCACCGTCAGTTGCAGAGTAAAGGCGTGGAGACTCTACGAAGTATGCACCTTCGTATGTTCCGATTTCTCCTGCCCAGATGCGGTCTTGTGAAGAACCGTATTGGTTAGGAAGCAACCATCCTGCTGAACCTGTCTCAGCACGTAGGTCGTGGGATACCTCTGGGTG